AAAACTTAAGAGAAGTAAAGGTAAGAAGTAATGGCAGATAGTTTCGATTTTGGTTTCACTGCTGTAGACCAAGATGAACTCACAACAAAGACTGGGGAAAGTGCAGCTCTCAATGAGAAGATTGCAGAAGACCTCAAGAGAGTTGCAGAGTCATCTAAGGGTGCAGTTAATTCAGAACAGATAGAGAATTTGGATGCAAAGGTTGATGTACTAAACAAATTAGTATCCAATGCACTAGATGAACTAGATGAAGCAAAAACAAATGTAGGAAGTTCTACAGATGTTGCAGTATCAAAATTGAAATCAAATCTTGCTGATGCAGAAGAACTTATCTTACCTCTTCTTCATAAACTTATGGAGAATGAGGACAAAGAATATATCTATTGGCCTAATAGAAAAGCAATCATTACTCAACAAATCGAAAGAGTCAAAAAAGTAACAAGAGGATAACATGGCAAACGATGCTCAATCACAGACTATACCTTCTTGGGTAGAAGATGACTCATTCGAAGTACAAACTAAAGTCACTTATACAATAAACAGTGGTCACCCTTCACCATGTTCTGCAACTCAGTTCAGAACTTTCTGGAAAGGATTGTATGATAATGTTGTAGTCAGAACTGGTAAGATACAAGATAATACACATATGAATGGTAAGTATCTTGTAGATAATCAAAGAGGACACAATGGAGAAGCAAACTTCTCTGCAACATTAAACATTACAGGTGAAAAGAATGTTGATGGTAATGAAATGGTAGTTTTACCATGCATGACTAGTGGTGAATCAGATGATACAGTGACAATAGATTGGGATGGTGTATGTTGGGTTGGTAATTCTGGTCTTGATGTATACTCACATCCATTTGTATTTAAAACTGGAAGTACAGTAGTTGCATCAACAGATGCCTTTGATACTGTAGAAAAAATTACTTCATGGAAACTTGCATCTGATTACAGGAAAGCAGTTTGTAATGAAGTAAATCCAGATGCAACATCATTTGATATTGTACTTGATTCAGAAAGTAGAACTGATGGTAGTGAAGATGATGTAGCAAAACAAATCACTGGAACTGGTGCAACTGTATCTCAAGACTCAAGTAAAGTTTCACCAACAGAACAACATACTTTCCTACCAGTATTTGGTAGAGGAGAAACATATTCGATAACAGTAGCAGGTGCAAATGACTTTGTAGTTTCTGGTGCTGGGATGAAATACAAAATGCAATTTGTAAAAGGTTCATCTAACGCAGATGTAGTATCATCTGAAAAATGGTTAATAGCAAATGGTCTGGGAAGAGTTTCCAAAGCAGGTGTAGATGTTACTCATACACCTAAAGTGACTGGAAGTATGAGACTCTTTAAAGATTGTTATAATTTTACAGGTAGTTCTAGAGTTGCAACGACTCTACAAGACATCAATAGTGGTGTATTCGGATTACCAACAGGACATCCAAACATAGAATCAAACTCTTGGAAACAAGGTGAGATAGATTACTCAGTAGAACTTAATGGTTATGCTGGTAGTCAGATAGTGACAAATAGTAAACAACTTAAGTTACAAGGTTAATGTCAGACAAAGAACACATTTTAAAACTCCAGAGAGGAGATATTGCTCTTATTGTTAACAATGACAATGGATGGTATCAGAAAATGGCAATTGCATTTGCAGATGACCATGAACATCCAGTCCAGATAGAACAAGAGTGGATATCATTATATAAAGCAGTTACACATCTATCAATGATATGTGACACATATTTAAGAAGTCGACAAAATCTTCTACAGGAAGATGGGTCAGACATTTTATCAGAACAAGAGTGGAATGCAGATATGTTAGACCCTTATGTGTTAAAGGACTATTTAACAGATTTAGGTTATTCTACTCCACCAGAACTTCAAAAAGAAGTAGACGCATTTGAATCGGAGAAAGAAGAGGAAAAGAAAAGCATGGGTAATGTTATACAATTTCCTAAAAAAACACTTGATTCATAAGTACACTTTTTGGTATAATGTGTGTAATAATTTGTAATTATAACAAGGATATATAATGAACCAACATGGTAAGAAAGCAAGCCCTTATGATATGACTCCACAGGAATTATTCTATGCAGAGTTAGGTCGTGAGATATCAGATTATGCAGATAATCACAAAACAAAGTCCCTACGATTCAGTAGAAAATTATTCGAAACAGATAGAAAAGGATGTCCAGAGGATGATGTCTGGAATCATATGTTATCTGCATCAGATAAACTTACTCGGATTGGTACTCTATGGGGGCCACAAGATACATCGTGTCTTAGTGAAAAAGAAAAAGTAATTGTCAGAGCACAACTAAGGAAGAGAGAAAATGCAAGAAAAAGACAAGAAGCTAGAAACAACAATCAAAGTACTTGAGGATAATGTTAAAGACTTACAAATGCAACTTGCATGGGCATATAAGAAAATTGCAGAGTTGCAAAACAGTCAACATGATAATCCAGTAATAACAAAATGGTCAGAGGTAAAGAAACAGGTTGAAGATTCGAATTGAAAACAACGCATTTGATTGTGTTCCTTTTTACAAACAATTCCTTGAATATGAATATGTAAAAAAGATGCAGTCAGTTGATGATGACAATACAGAAGTACAAACTTGGGGTAAACCATTGTGGTTTCCAGATGAACACATAGATGTTAGATTAGGATGGAAACCTATATGGGACATTATCAGACCACAAATCATAGAAAAGTTAGATTGCACCACAATCAATTTATTTCCAGAGGTTGCATATATCAATCTATTTCAACATGGAGATAATTCATGCATCCATACTGATAGAGCAGATTACACTGTAATATGTTATCTAAATCCAGATTGGAATTGGAATTGGGGTGGTGAAACATTCTTCTATGATAAAGATGAGGTAATACATTGTCAATTACCTAAAGGTGGAAGCATGGTTATATTTGATGGTCGAATAGAACATCGTGCTGGACTTGTCAGTTCTAATGCACCTTACCCAAGAATGGGGTTGACATATATGTTTAACGAGGTATAATTATAGTATGAACATTTTTTATTTAGACAAAGACCCAAAAACATGTGCAAGAATGCATTGTGATAAACATGTGGTCAAAATGATTATTGAGTATGCTCAGTTGATGTCTACTGCACATCGTGTTTTGGATGGTGACCCATATACAGATAGAACTGCAAATGGTCGTAGAATCCAACGATGGAAACATCCTCTGGAGAATCATGAGAAACTTTTATACAAAGCATCCCATGTAAATCATCCAAGTGGTAAGTGGGTAAGAGACTCACAAAATCACTACAACTGGTTGTACAAGATGTGGGAACAATTGTGTTATGAATATACACATCGTTATGGTAGAGTACATCTAACTGATTTAAAACTCAGAGGTATACTTAAACAACCACCTATGCAAATACCAGTAGAACCTTTTGTTGACCCTTATCTTGCAATGCCAGATGATGTCAAACAAGAGAATGTAGTTAATGCATATCAAGATTACTACATAAAGTACAAGAAAGATTTTGCAAAGTGGACTAACCAAGAGACTCCACAATTCATGGAAGCATAATGGATATATTAATTAACATATTTCAAATACCACAATCCATATTCTTAATAGCATTTAATATTGGGGTTTGGTGGGTTCTTGGAGTAGTAGTCTATGACAAGATAACAGAATTGAGAGATAGATAATGCCAACAGATGAACAATTTGATAGAGTAGAAAAACTATTAATAGGATTATACATATTCATTCCATTAGTTTTTATACTTGAGAAGATACTATAATGCCAACATATACTTTAGAAGACAAAGAGACAGGTGAACAACACGATGTATTAATGTCGTGGAATGACTTACAGGAATATAAGAAAGGTAATCCACATCTCAAACAAGTCATTACAGGAGGCCCTGCAATAACATCTGGAGTTGGTAGTAGAACTAACTTAGGTGGTAGTGGTGGATTCAATGAAATGTTATCTAAGGTTGCAGATGCACATCCAAGAAGTGAACTTGGTAAGAGTCTAAGAAGAAGAAGTGCAAAAGAAGTCAAGACAGATGCAATCGTTGAGAAACATGTAAAGATGCAAACTGCACAAAAGAAAGCTGGTCAAAAACTTAATAAAAAATAATGGAATATGTACAATCATACCCTATAATTGATTTTCCAAAACTTCGTGATGATTTTATTACCAAATTTGGTAATGGTCATAAAGAAAAAATGTTATATGGGGATTACAATGTAAAAGACCCATCATTTACTGGAAGAACAAACTCACCAAAATCCAAAGAGTATTTTGATATCGTAATGAGAATGATACATCATCCTATTCAATCATATGTTGAATCATGGAATTGTAATGCTTATGAAATACAAACTATCTGGTGTCATCAATATAATGATGGTGGTGAATACATACATCATACTCATTCCCTTGCAAACATGGCAGGAGTAGTACATCTACTACTTGAAGATGAAAGAGATTATACAAACATAGAAGGATATGAAACACCTATTAAAGAGGGTGAAGTAGTATTGTTTCCTTCCATGCAACCTCACAAGTGTGACCCAGTTCATGCTCGTAAAATAACTATTAACTTTAACTGGGATATGCATGGAGATATGGAATATTATCACCCAGTTCAATAAGGATAATTATGAATGCAATACTAACAGAAGATGAATATAGAGAATTTAACGACAAGGTTAATGTACTCACTGGTAAAGGATATGACTTACCACATGAAGTAGAATACATTGAAAAGAATATGTTCAAGGTCACAATTCATGGTAAGCATAACATGGATGACTTAGATATGATGACATCATGAAAACATTTGATATTTTAGATTATGGGTTTGAGTCTTTACCCACAGAAAACATTGATGGTAAAAGATACTATGTGACACCAACAGGTGAAAAGTATCCATCGGTTACATCGGTTACTGGACTAATGAATAGGAAAGGTATTCAAGAATGGAGAAAGAGAGTTGGTGCTGAGAAAGCAAATAAGATATCAACTCAAGCTGCAAGACATGGAACATCTGCCCATCAACTATTCGAAGACTACATCAAGAATGATAACTTTGAAGAGAAGTTTAAGTCTGCAATGCCCACAACACCACAGGCATTCATCTCACTAGAAGAAGAACTCAACAAGATTGGAATTGTTCATGCACTAGAGGCACCACTTTATTCTCATGAACTACAAATGGCAGGTAGGGTAGATTGTATTGCAGAGTATTTTGGTGATAACATTTCAATCATAGATTTCAAAACCAGTGCAAAACCTAAAGAAAGAAAATGGATAGAAAATTATTTTGTACAGGAAACTGCATATGCAAAAATGTTTGAAGAGCTTACAGGTAAAAAAGTCCATTCACTGATTACAATGATTGCAGTAAGTAATGGGACTAGTCAGATATTCTATGAAGAACCAAGTGAAAAGTATACAGGGAAGTTACTGGAACTTCGTGGTCAGTATAAAACTGAATATGGAATCTAGTACTGTGCCATTGACATCCACATTATCAAAAATGGTAGAGCAATGGGTGCTAACATATAGAATGAGAACTCAAGAAGTTCTCTGATATTCTTACAGATTTCGCATCGGTGTTCATAGATATAGGTAATAGCACGACTCATTTTAGGTTCGTTCTCCTTATAAATAATAGTAGTTAGTAAAGTTGATAATATACAACGAGTTATAATAAATTATCACCTATATTTATAAGACTAATTAATTCAGTTTATGGCATATTCAAAAAAAGTAGTAGATAGATTCAATGATGTGTTAGAGAATCCACAGAAGCATTCTGTTGGAAGGTTTGACCCCAAAGACCCTAATGTTGCAACAGGTATGGTTGGAGCCCCTGCATGTGGTGATGTTATGAAACTAGACCTCAAGATGGATGGAGACACTATAGAAGATGTCAAATTCAAAACTTATGGATGTGGTTCTGCTATCGCATCATCAACCATGTTTGTTGAAATGCTCAAAGGTAGAACAATTGAACAAGCAAAACAAATTAAAGATAAAGATATTGCAGAGGCTCTTGAACTACCACCAATCAAATTACATTGCTCAGTTCTTGCAGAAGAAGGAATCAAAAAAGCAATAGAAAACTGGGAAGAGAAATTAACTCATAGAAAACATAACAACCCACCAAATTAATACTTGACAGATATCAGTTCTGTAGTATACTAATATAGTAATGAAAATAAAAGTGATTATATGATTTTAACCAAGAAAAGGTTTGCAGAACAAATTGAGAATATAGTATTGACAAAGAGATTGAACTACATCGATGCAATTGTTCACTTTTGTGAAACACAACACCTAGACCCAGAATCAGTAAAGAACTTAATTACTCCACCTCTTAAACAGAAGATTGAGAGTGATGCTTTATCTTACAATCTATTAAAACCAAATGCAAAGAAAGGAAAAGGTAAGTTACCAATATGAAGAAATTTAATCGTACACCACAAAGACAAAAGGAATGGGGAAGAAAACCTAATAAACCATCTGGGCCACCACCTTTTGATGTCTTGATGAGAAGATTCAAGAAGAAGTGTGAACGAGATGGAATCGTTGCAGAGGTTCGTAAGAGACAATACTATGAGAAACCTTCTGCAAAGAGACAGAAGAGAATCAATGATTGGAAAAGAAGAATCAAGATTGAGAAATGGAGAGAAGAAGCTGCACTTGAACACTATAAACGAACTCATAGGAACTAGTAGGTGGATGCAAGATTTGGATATGAGTCATATAAATTATATCTAGGGATTAAACTACATTATAATTCAGATTATGATTTCAATAAGTACAATGGAAAAGTTAGTGCATCATTTGAGAGTTATCTCAAAAGGAATGATAAGTTCCAGTTTGCAAAACTTAGGAAACAACACAATGGACAACTTAAGGATTTCTATATTGCAAACTTCATGTACAAGGATTTTTGGGTAGGAGATTTATTCGGTGAAGAAGCAAAACAAAACTATACAGAATGGAAGAAGTACAACCAGTCTCTTCTCTACTCTTTCGAAAAAGATATCAGATATCTACATTCACTTGAAGGAGTTCTGGACAGCCTATTTACTAATAATGGTTCTAGTCATCCTATCATTGTTCAGTCTTTGTTATCCAAATCCATATCATTTGGAACAGGAGTATTATTGGACTCCCTCATACGATGGAGTTCCAGCATAAACATAACAGAACAATATGTATGGCCAGAGTTGAAACAACGATTACAAAAGACTCAAGGGTTCATTGGATACAACCAAGACAAGTTGAAACAAAAGGTATTAGAAATATATGAATCTTGATATAACATTAGACCCAGAGATTGCAGAGGAACTAACACCCTCAATGTATTCTCATCTGACCCTAGAAACAGGTTCTACTGCATATATTGTAGGTAATGGGATGTCTAGAATAGGATTAGACTTAGACTTGCTTACAGGGGATGTATGGGGGTGTAATGCACTATATCGTGACTATACACCAGACTATTTGACCATTATAGATGTCAGTATCATGGGTGAGTGTTGTGATTTTAGATATCCAAAATTTGGAAAATGTTACTTCTCTGGAGAATGGGATGACCCATTAGGATTTGAAGAATACAATGTGATTAAAGGAACAATGGGTGTACCAGTAAAAGAATGGATAAACCCAAGTCATACTAAAGTGACTATGCATGGAAAGGGTAATGGGAATGTAGGTATCCTAGAAATGCAAGCAATAGGAATAGAGGATGACTATAAGATTTCAAAGATAGGTGGCCCTCCAGAGGATTACCATCTATTTGAGAATTGGTTCGCAGGTACTACTGCAGCTGCAATGGCATCTATGAACCATGACTACGATAATGTAGTTTTTGTTGGATTTGATTCTATTTGGAATTATGATTCGACTAAATATAATAACATCTATGCTGGAACTGAATGTTATGGAACAGACCAAGACCCAGAGAACAACAGACTTGTTGAAACTGGTAATCAAGGTTGGATATCCCAGACAGACCAACTGAAAATTTTAGTTGACAAATTCCAAAACATAGACTATTATATAATGAAGGATGAATTAAGTGTTGAACCTTTGGAACAATACTTAGTTTAAATACAATAAAATAAAATGCAAATACAATGCAATACGAGGATAAATATATGTCATTTCAAGACTTAAAAAAATCTAGAGGTGGATTCGACACCTTACAAGCATCATTAGAAAAAACTTCTAGTGGTGGTGAAACTAAATCATACAACGATGAACGATACTGGAAAATCGACTTAGATAAGACTGGTAATGGTTATGCAGTTGATATGCCTTGGATTCAATATTTTGACCATGGCTTCCAAGGGCCAGGTGGATGGTACATTGAGAAGTCTCTAACGACTCTTAATGATAAAGACCCAGTGTCAGAACACAATACTGAATTGTGGAACTCTGGTATTGAGTCCAACAAGGATATTGCAAGGAAACAAAAAAGAAGGTTGCACTATGTGTCAAACATTCTTGTAGTTTCTGACCCAACTCATCCAGAAAATGAAGGAAAGGTTATGCTTTTCAGATATGGAAAGAAAATCTTTGAAATGTTGAAAGACAAAATGCAACCACAGTTTCAAGATGAAACACCAGTAAATCCATTTGATTTATGGGAAGGTGCAGACTTTAAAATCAAAGTTCGTAAAGTAGATGGTTACTGGAACTATGATAAGTCTGAGTTTGCAACTCCAAAACCATTATCAGAAGATGATGAGAGATTGGAAGCAATTTGGAATAGTCAACATTCATTAAAGGATGTGATTGCACCAAGTGAGTTTAAATCTTATGATGAACTCAAACAAAAACTCGATAGAGTTTTAGGAATGACAGCATCCACTGCAACTGCAGCTTCGGTTGCATCAGATATGGATGATGTTGCATTTCCAAGTCCAGAACCATCAATTGTAGAACCTACAACTGCAAGTGCAGATGTAGAAGAAGATGACACAATGTCATACTTCCAAAAACTTGCAAATGATGTGTAAAGGATTGCAATCCTAAGTTATTTGAATTATAAATATACTATGCACTAATAGGATTGCTAGGGGACTGGGTTTCTAATTGACCCAGAGAGTTATACCAAGTAGGATGGTCGAGGTTTGGGTATACAATCGAGGTAAGGTATCGTGCGGCAGAGGATATCGGTTAAACTGCGGGGATGAACAACATCAACTGAGGGGCAGGTTTAACACCCAATTTTTCCAAGAGATAAGATAATGAGTAACTGGCATGGTGGCAAAGGTTCTAAGAGAAGAAATTCTAATGAAGAACTATATGGTGATAACTGGGAAAAAATCTTCGGTAAGAAGAAACCAGAGATAAAGTCACGCAAACATCAACCAGACCATAGTGTAACTCAAGTCCATAAGGACAGAACCAAAGTCATTCCAAGACACCAAAAATACAAATCAGAATAGGAGAATAACACATGAGTTATTCCAAGTATAATACCCCATCGGTAGGTAAAACTACATTTATGGATTATGACATGTACAGGACAGAAGATTGTAGGATACAATTAGATAAAGAGATAACTCTTGATAACTTAACACAAGGTAATTGGAAAGAAGGTGACCACCTTCTAGTTGAGGTTAAGGATGATATGGTAACTTTTACTAAGGTTGATGTAGTTTAATTAAGTTGCCCTGCATATGACAATGCAGAATGTTGACCCATGTTAGACCCAGATGCAACAAATCTCTTCTGGGACATATTATTTACTTGACTTTGATTTGTTGGTGCATTTATCTGAGTCAGTTGTGGTTGATTACCAAACATAGCATTTACTGCTGGTGAAATGGGTTGAGAAATATTAGGTGTTACAGAACCAATGTTTATTGTAACATCTTCCATATCTTCTAATGCCTCAGCAATTGCTTCAAGGTGTTTAACTTTTGTGTCTGTTATCTTAGCTAGTCCATCACCTATTGCAGCTAATCCATCACCTAATTTCTGTAAATTATCACCCAGTGCTGATGTAAGAGTTATTTTAGATAACTTTTTAAGTTCACCAGAGAAATCTTCTCCAATAAGACCTCTCATCCATCCACCAAATCCTTTTTCACCTTCTGGAAGTTCTGGGAATTCAAATCCTGCTAATGAATCTTTAAGTTTTGTAAGGTTATCAATAGAAACTGCCATGTCTTGGTCATACATGTTAACTGCAGCTGCAAGGTCTTCTAATGGGTGTTGTCCAATAATTTGAGACATTGAGAACCCTTTTGTTGATGACAATATTTCTCTAATGTCACCAGTTATAGTACCAAGCTGTTGTATGTTCTGTTTAATTCTTGGTATGTTGAGAGTCTCGAAAGGTATAATACTTTCTGCAAAGTTACCTAATCCTTTACCAACTACAACTAAGACACCAATTAATCCCATAACTGCTAATGCACCAACACCCATGATTAATGCACCAACACCACTGGTCATAATCATACCTAGTACACCCATTAGAGTTGCAAGACCTAACATACTACCAAGAACTTTAAGCATGTTAACCTTACCAAACTCTTGCATTCCTTCGAATGCACCCATCTTTTGACCTAATGCAAATGCACCAAAGACACCAGTAAGACCAATACCAAATGCAGCTCCACCTACAACTAATGCTTTACCCATTGCAAATGCAGACTTACCAAATGCAGTCATACCAGATGCAACAGTCATAAGTGCAGCTCCAGCAGGAGCTCCAAGTGCAGCTGCAGTTACTAAGAATAGAGATGCTTTTTGGAATACAAATCCACCTTCTCCAGAATCACCTTCCATCTGGGATTCTGGTTCTTGTCCTGGCTGACCAGTAGTTGTACTGGCTCCAGCTTTCTTGTTGTCTCTAGACCCTTGTTCAAGTTTTTTGTTTGTTTTTTTCTGTTCGTTAAGGTTGGTTCGGTCTACCTTTTTCCTTCTTTTGGATTCGGTGATAAAGTTTTTAATACCCATCGTCATCCTAAGAAGTATCGATGCAAAACTTCTCTTAAGTAAATTAAAGATAGTTCCTAAGAAAGGAATTTGTTGTAGTATACCAGCTAGAGGGCCAAAGAGATTCATTACCTTGTCTAAATCACCTTTTAAATCATCTTTCAATGCACCACCAATTTGACCAGCAGTTAAAGAACCATTTTCTTTAATAGTGTCACCTATTTTCTTGAACAATCCACCAGCTGTTTTACCAACAGTTCGTTCAAAATTGTTTAAATTTCTACCAAACTTTTGTTGTTCTTCTAATTGTCTTTCTTGTAAGATAAGTGCTTCTGTTTCTTGTTTGAAAACTGCATCATTTTCTTGATTGGTTTCTTTTGCTAATTCTTTAAGGTCAGACAATCTTTCTCTAACCATTTCTAGTTTTTCAGTAGTTTTTGCAATTTGCATGGCAGATACTTTATCGAAACCAAGACTTGATTCCAATAGTGCAGCTCTTTTTGCACGAACAGTTTGCTCATCAGTAAGTTTATCACCTACATCTTTTAATCTCTCTTCAAAACTTTTAAATGCATCAACTTGTCCTTTGGTAGTCTGTGCTGTAGACTTCCTTAGAGAAGTGATGAGTTTGTTTATCTGATTCTGAGCTTCCTTTTCGCTTAAACCTTTATCTTCATCTGCCATAATACTATTTATCTATTTTTCGTTGTTAGTCGAATGTTCTTTTGCAGCGGAGTTAACATATAGTCCAAACCATGCAGCTCCAGCACCTACCAGAATACTGATAAGACCAGATTGTTCCATTGAAGGTTCTGGTAATTCCATGAACCAGATGGCTGCATAATACACTAAGAATATGTAAACACTTAAGAATGCACGAGGCCAGATTCTCCATGCATCAACTGTTCTTGCAAGGTGAACCCACTTCTGCCATGGATTTACTGTGTCGTTTGCTTTTAAATCTCTTATCTCATCTTTAAGGGCACCATTCTCTTGAATCATCTCCATAAACTTCGATAAGTCCATTTCGACTTCGTTTCGACTCATGTCTCCACCAAATCTATCTCTGTTATCACTCATAATACTCTCCTATTAAATATGTGATTATTTATTCTGTTGTTGTTTCATCTTCAACTCCTCTTCTTCAAGGTGTTGAACGAGAAGGGAAACATATATTTCCCTTTCCCATTGATGCATATCATCTAACTCAGTTAACGACCATCCATGATGTTGGATTAGTCCAAAGTTTGTATTTATGTAATTTGCAAGTGTCTCATGAGAAAGGGCTATGCGAAAAAATTCTGGATTCCTTCTAATAGCATCTTATTCGGATGACCACACTTACTACATCCATAATCTACAGTCTTTGTTAACTTAGGAAGGTCTTGAAACCATTCCATCATATGATTAAACTGTTCTATAGACAATTCATCAATAAAATCTTGTAACTCTTTGTCAGTAAAATCTGCTCTCTGATGTACATCGTTCTCATCAAATATAGACTCGATTGAACGAGTTAATATGGTGAAGATTTCTGCTGTACCTATCTCTGCTTTTTTACCCATAATATCTGTAACATCTCGGAAACTAGGTACTCGTAAGTTAACACCTACAGTATCAGTTATCATAACTTTAGGGTCTCCAATTTTACCAGTAACTTCAATTTCATTGATGTCAACTTCTACTTCTGTTGTTCCATCGCACTCTGGTTGATTCTCACAACCAAGAATCACTTTAGTTTTTTCTCCAACAGACTTTATACGAGTTTGTAAAAACAAATACTCCAAGTCTGTGTTTGCTAGGTCTTTTATAGTGTAGTTTTCTTCTAAAGTACTACACGAGTCCACTAGATTAATAACAGTATGTGATACTGTTTTAGTATCTCCATCTTCTAGTGCTTGAAGTAATACTTTCTGTTCACCTACAGTGAATGGTCTGTATTTTGCTTCAATTCCAGAAACAGGGAGTTTACAAAAATACTCAATGGTATTTAATTTAGGTAATGCCATAATATACTCCTATATCTTAAAAGATTGCGTCTTCAATCTTACCTCTAATCTTATTTCCAAACTTATTTATATGTTTATCTAAGAATCCCATCATAAGGTTGTCTGGTTTAGTATTCATAAATTCAGTATGATAATATCTATATCTGAATTGTGTATTGAATTTTAATACATCTGCTGATTCTTGTGATAATGCAGAAACACCTATTTGAACTGGAAATGCATCAGTCATTATACAACGATAGTTTACTCTACCAGCTTTATTTAATGCTTCTACATATATTACACCAGTGTAATCATCATGAAATCTTGAATGAAATGCTCCAGATGTTCCATTTGATTGATAACTATTCATAGTGCCTTGCCACATTTCAACTAATTGTCTTTCTTCAAAATCATTTGTTACTAAGAACTCACAATCAAATTGGTCATATTGTGGTTTATGTGGTATTGCTCTTTTAGGCCCATACTCTGAATCTTCTGTTGTAAAGAATCCTCGGCCTGGAATTCCAGCACTAGTACATTTAATTCCTTTTATTGCAAGACCAGTATTCTTTGCACCAGTACCAAACATTGCAACATTAAATCTGTTTGCAAATTGAACACCAGTTTGCATTTGTGCTTTAAATCTGTCTATCTTCATGCCATTTTCTTCCTACTTTCTTTCCAAACTGCATCCATACTTGATTTCTTGAATGACTCTATTGGTAAAAATATTGCTATTTCCCAGTCTGCACTATCTACTTTTGCAAATTGACTTCTCACATTTGCAGATAGGTAATGTTTATAACATGCTTTATAGTATGGTTTACCACTAATTCCTTTCAGTAATTGATAGGTTAATTTAAACCTTGTAGTATCATCATACTTATCATTAGTTGTTCTATCGTACAAACTATCTAAAAATTGTGCTCTTAATGAGTGTGGTAGATAGTGTAGATTCAATCCATAAAATCCACCTTTAGCAGGTTCTACTGGTATACACAATGGAAACCTATCATAGTAAGGTAAGGTTTTTTTGTGTTTTGGGTCGTACATATACATGTACATATCACCAAAGATTTGTCTCTTTCTACTCCTTGCATCTCTTAATAGTTCAGTTCTATTAACATTTTTTATTTGAGATACACGAGTACGAAACCATCTCATGGACTCAGCAGTTCTTGCTTGAATACCACCACGAAATGCTTCTCGTTCTAATTTGTCGAATAGTTTACCTGCCATAATAGTATTTAGGTCATTTTACAAGGTGGTCTTCGGTAATTATTCTAAATTTGTAACCTCTATCCTTGCAGTACTCTCTTGCAGCTTCCCATTTCAGTTGATTGATACCATAGGTTCGTGCTTCTTTCAAGTATCTACCATAAGGTTTATTTTTCTTAGCAGGGGCCTTAGTTTGTTTCTTTGGTTTGACCTCAATAATCTCTACAATCAATTCATTCCTTGCATTCCTATATTTTATCTTGAAGTCTGGGAAGTATCGATGGATTTTTTTGTCTAATCCACGATAAGGTATGGCAATCTCTTCACTTGACCATTCGAGTATATAAGGGTTCTTATCACAATATTTCATGAATCGTAGTTCCCACATAGAACGATAGATAATCTTTGTAGGGTCACCTTTATATTTTTTATATTGTTTTGGTTTGAATCTTCCCTTGTAACTCATATAAATACCTTATACATAACTAAATATAACACAGAGAGTATTTATATGAGTTTTTTTAAGAATCTAAAATCCAAGTTGCTGGGGTCAGTCAAAGAAGACCTTAACTCTGCACTAGGTAGTAAAAGAATGGACTTCAATTCAAAGATAAGTGGTGCATTAGATGACCTAATTGCATTGAAGACTGGTATTAATATATCCAATGTTCCCAAGAAAATATCAGAACAAGCAATAATGTCTGCACAAGATAGAGCGAATGCAGAAAAATCTATTGAAAAGAGAGCTGCAGATTTAGGTAGAAATCCACCATCAAACAGAGATATATTAAAATTCCCAACAGATGATAATAGATTCGTAGATAACTGGATTGTTTTTAGAACTGTTAATAAAAAACATGTACAAGATACCACTACAAATGATGTAGTAGTACCAGCATCTCCAGACAGAAATAGGTCTACTGATTTGAGTTCTGCACAACAATCTGCATTTGGAGCAGGTAATTATGGAGTTAATGGTTCTGATGGACTGGGTTCTGCACATACCAGAACAAATGCATATACTATTGCATTATATTTTCCAACAGGAGTAAAGGATTCAGTATCAGTTGAATATGAAGCAAAAGAAATAGGATTATCAGACATAATGATGGATGACTTATTGACTGGTGAATTTGGGTCATTATATAATAGTTTGCAACCAGCAATGAAAGAACAATTCATGAAGGCAAAACAAGCAATGGTATCCTTTGAGGCATTCCAATCTGGTACTGTTATTGATAACCCTAAGTTTAACACATATCAAGGTGTATCATTCAGAGACCATAGTTATAGTTTTAATCTAAATCCATATAATGAAGTAGATGCAAATGCTATAACAAAGATAATTCATACATTTAAAATGATGATGTTACCTATGTCATCTCATACGAATCCAAGAAACATGATAATGCCTGCAGAATGGACTATTGATTTCATGGGGCCTATATTAGGACACATAGAACATCCACAAAATTGTTTCTTAAAATCATGTGATGTAGACTATTCTGGTGGTAAAGACATGTCATTTATTGAATCATTTTCATCCTCAGTTGCAGCCATAGAAGATGACCCAGATACAGATGATAATGAAGGAAGAGCAGGAGTTGCTGCAGCATTACAACATTACCCTAATGGTGTTAATATGACATTAAATTTCCAAGAGATTCTCAACCTTGATAGACTCAGATATGTTCAAAGAGTATCTCCATATGCAATGGGAGCTGCACAGGATACTGGAGCAGAACTTAAAGGATTTGAAACAGTACTTATGAATGAGATGCATAAATCAGACCCAGTTGCAACAGAAGAAGAGGTAGAAGGACTAGAGGCAGGTGGTGATGGCTCCCCTGCTTCTTATGATGCAAGTTGGTGGTGGAATACTAGAGGGAGAGACAAAAGGTCTTGGAATAGACTTTCTAATGAAGAGAAGAATGAATGGATGAGAAGTCCAGAAAATAAAGGTGCAGTCTACCTTTACCCAGTAAATGGTAAGGTGCCAAGTTCATAATAATAGAGGATACACATGGAAAGATATTTTAGACATTACCCAACGATTGACTTTGACCTTAAGAACGATGGTAATTTAATTCAGGCAAAGGATATATTTCGTAGCATACGAGTATCATCAGAATCACTAGAAGGTATTACAGGATACGAATATTATTATGTCGGAGACCAAGATAGACCAGATGTACTTGCATCTAAACTGTACTCAGATAGTACTTTATATTGGTTATTCTGGATAGTAAACGACCACTTTGCAACCTATGATGACTGGCCTAAATCACAAAGAGTACTAGAGAAATTCATTAAAAGAAAATATTCAGGCAAAGCATTAGTCAGTTCGGTCTCAACAGATATAGTATTATCCAGTACATCTAAGTTTCTGCAAGGGGAAAAGGTAGTAGGTTCTACCAGTTCGGCATTTGGATATGTCACCAAGATAGACCCTACAAACAATCAGATTATATTAAACGATATAGTAGGTACATTTCAAAACAACGAAACAGTCACAGGCTCCAAGTCGGACAAGAGTTTCACTCTCAGTTCGGTTCGGAATTTCCAAGACTCTCCACATCATTACGAGACACCAGAGGGTCTCAAAACATCTATAAGTACAGGTAATACACCAGTATCTAACAACGACTTCGAACAGAAATTCAATGATGATAAGAGAAACATCAAATACATAAGAATACAATATATACCAGAACTACTCAGAGAGTTCAAGAGTATGATAAAAGAGTAACATATTATGCCCATAATGATAGGTAGAAATTCACCTAATTCCTATAGGATAGAGAGTATTGTCATATCAAACAATGAAGGTAATTCATATGATGTGAGTCATATATTCGAGACCTTTCAGATTACTGAGAGTATATATCAGATGTTTCTTACAGGACATATCACCATATTAGATGGTATGAATCTATTTAATCGAATAGGATTCACAGGACAAGAATATATTCGTATTCATGTTGCTGGTATACAGGGAGATGAAGAAACAGTACCATATGACCAACATATTGACCAAGTATTTCGTATATTTAATGTAACACAGGTAGTCAAAGACATAGAGAATCCTAAACTAAGTGCATATAAACTGGAATTTTGTAGTCCTTTATTATATCTTGCACGAACTCAGAGAATATCTCAGTGCTACAGAGGGCATACCAGTGATATAATTAATAAAATATGTGTGGATAAATTAAATTTCAAGGAAGAAAAGGTAAAGGATAAGGGGTTAAAAAAAGAAGTGAAACCTCGTGTGAAGGGGGGGAAGGAACTCGGTAACTTCTTTAGTGTCTTCGATGCATCTGTAGGGGACTCTCATGGGGTTGTGATACCTAACTGGTCTGTATTCAAGGCCCTGAGATGGTTGAGAGACCACACCTCAGATGACTCAGAGAAGCCTTGGGGTGACTCTTACTACCTCTACCAGACTGCTCTGAATGGCTTTCACTTCCATAGTGTAGAGTCTATGAGAAAGATAGAGTACCTAGCAGGGGAAATCACCTTTGCACCTCGTATGGGTAGTGGTGATGATACCTTTAACTACGACTTTAAGGATGGTACAGGTAATGATATACTTGCAATGAGTCAAGTAAACACTCATAATGTCATAGAGAGTAACCAGAGAGGTCTCTATTCTGGTCAAGTACAGTCATATAACCCTCTTACTAAGATGTATACTAACTTCAACAGTCAGTTTAATCACCAATTTGAGATAAAAGAGGATGGTTCATACAAGAAAAAGAGCCATTTTGCAACGCATCCACCCTTTAGAGTCGATGCAGAGAAGGTTATGATACCACCAGATGGGGGTACACCAGGCGAACCACTGCCTATGGGGGTTCCAGCAGGGTTCGATATGTCTAGTATAACAGAAAACCACGACAATGCAATAGATTTTAGGTATAATACACCCTTTCAGATGACTCAAGGGACACATAAGAGTGGTAATAGTGCAACATACTCAGAGGATTATGTCAAATTAAATAGAGAGCGTGCAGAGCAGCTCTTTAAGAACAATAGAATAAACATCCAGATATCTGGTAGGACTAATATCTCGTGTGGTACTACCATTAAAGTAGATATAAAGCAACCCACTAATACTGCTGTGGCTAGAGACATGTATACACATAATGGTAGTTTACTTGTAGAAGGTATCACTTGGATAGGTACAGAGAATGGCTTAGAGACACAGCTCAGTTGTACCTCAGATGGTCACTTACAACCTATGGACTCCTTCGAGAATCATGAGTTCGACCCACAAGACTAAGAGAGCCTCTGAGCGACAGTGCTTTGGGACTCCTACTCTTTTTTTGGCAGGGCATTGCACCCCCCTATAAAGTCTTGGGAAGTTTTTACTTGAAATAGTAAAGCTATTATATTATGTCATGGGACTCCTAGAACTTTTTTGGGACTCCTAAATAATAAACAAGGAATGGAGATTATATGATAAAAAATATTTTAAATATCCACAGAGACATGATGTTTAATTTCATGGAAGTAACAGATATGGATGAATATGGTTTAGCATGGTTTTGTTTTTTAAAGGGTGTAATATTTACATCCATTATAGTTTGGTTATTTTAAATGACTAAGTGGTTATATAATAAACTAGTACCACATGCTCTAAGGTTTAGAGAGTGGTCACAAGGTAAAACTTGGGTACAAATACCACTGGGGATACTGATTCTATGGTTATTAGGATTTGGAAATCCCTACTGGTGTGTGTATCCAGTATGTTGGATACAATAAATTATGATTAGAACATTATTAGGAAGTAAAATACATGGGTGCATCTGTACCGATGTAGATTTGGACTACGAAGGTAGTATATTAATTGATGAAAACTGGATGGATGAGGTGGGACTCCTAGTTCATGAACAGGTAGATGTATATAATAAAACAAATGGTAACCGACATACTACATATGTCCTACCATTACCCAGAGGTTCTAATGAGGTCTCAGTCAATGGTGCTGGTGCTCATTTAACCGACATAGGTGATGAACTTATTATTTGTTCTTATATACAGTTGGATGAGAGTAACGAGACACTTCCTCTCAATCATCATCCACGAATAAAGATAATAGACCCTAAAGAGAAGGCATATAGAGAACTCTTGGGATTAAATTGATGAGTAATACAGTAATATTCTTTCATATGTTAATATTAGTACCTATGGTGTACTTTATATGGAAGGATGGTTATAATAAAGGAAAAAGAGATGCCACAGTTTACAGGATTAAGAAGTAACTTTTACACAGGTATAGTCGAAGACCGAAACGACCCATTACAGGTTGGTCGTGTTCGTGTTCGTATATTTGGGTTGCATACCGATGATAAGTCCCTTATAGGGACTCCAGACTTGCCGTGGAGTGATGTTTTGATGCCTAGTACTACTTCTGCACTCTCTGGTATGGGTTCTTCTCCACATGGACTTGTAGAAGGTTCTACAGTGATGGGATTTTACCGAGATGAGGATGATATGCAAGATTTTGTGGTCATTGGTTCATTATTTGGGAAACCGACCAAGTATTATAAGTCTGCATTGGGTTCTGAGGATGAAAAAGCAGTACTGAGAAGTCCAGAACATGGATTTAATGACCCTAGACTGAATGAAATCAGTGATTATAAGGAAACTAATGATGGTCAGAAGATGGGTAATAAGAATAATGGAAGAAATTGGAGTTATTCTTCCTCTCTAGAACTATCTCCGAGAAGACCAGATGAAATTAAATTTAATATTGAT